TCAAGCTACTAGCGCCTCCTTGTCGGGAGGCGTTTCTTTTTCCGATTCCGGGATTGACCAAAAGTTGACCGTACCGGCATGGGCGGCGATGTGGCTCGGCGCCAGGTGTGCGTACTTCTGCACCATTTCGATCGTCTCCCAGCCGCCGAGGTCCTTGAGTACCATCAGCGGAGTGCTGGTGCCGGTCATGATGCCCTGGACATGCCAGCTCGCCCATGTGTGACGCAGGTCGTGCCAGTGAAAATCCGTGATGCCGACAGCTTCGCATGCTCTTGCGAACACGCGCCGGTCATGCTGGCCGATGCGCCTTCCGTCGCCGTTGTCCCGCGTGAATACCCATTTTGCGGGGCGTTTTAACCGGCGCTCGAACACCGCATAGGCATCATCGTTGAGCGGAACAGCGCGACCGCGCTTGGATTTTGCTGTATCGTGCGTCACCCATGTGTGTCGCTGGGCAAGCATGACTTGGCCAGGAGCTAGGCTGAACTGCTCCGTTTCGCGCATGCCGGTCATTACGGCAACAATCACCGCATCGCGCATCCAGGGAACGGTTATGGCGTCGACCATGGCCATAATTCGATGGGGTGGTTCCCATCGTATGCGGGCAACCGGCTCATCGAACCTGGGCAGCTTCGGTGCTCGATCCAGCCATTCCCACTCGACGCAGAGATTGAGCAGGCGCCGAATCGTGGCGATGTACTTATTTTTCGTGCCGTTGGCCAGCGTGTTGCACGGCTTACCTTTGATCACGCGGTGCGTAGGCAGGCCGTCGAGGATTTCGTTCGCTGTTAAAGAGCAAAGTTCGCGACCGGCGAATAGAGACCGCCAATACGCTACGTGCAGCTGCTTCGTTGCATAGTCACGTTGTCCTGCGCACAGCTTGAGGAAGCGAACGGCAGCCTCCTCGAAAATATAGTTGGGCTTATCGCCCAACATGCCTTGACGCCAGTACTGTGCTCTTAGGCGGTCGTGATATTCCTGGGCCTGGACTTTGTCTTTCGTCCGAGCAGAGCCTCTAACTCTTTCACCGCTTGGCGTGTAGAAGTCGACGTGATAGACGCCGGTTTTTTTATCTTTGCGGATTGGCATTCATCATCTCCACCGACCCGCAGCGATAGCCGGGTCACATTGTTCCTTGGTTTTGTGAGCTCCGCAAGTCGCGACGGCCATACTCGCCAGACCCTTGATCCTGGCAACTGAAATCCGATCTGTTTCCGTTTGGCGAATATGGTGCTGTATGACAGGCCTAGCTGCTCTGCGACCTCGCGTAGGCTGAGGGCTTTTTCGTCCATCGCTGCCTCCTCATCCCCCGGGTAACCGCCGGTTCAGCCAGCGCAGGGCTATCTCGCATGCGTCACGTGCCAGCATCAGCGGCCCCATGATCAGCACACGGGCCGCGATTCCGATGATCCATTTCGCGTTCAGTTTCATCGCTGCTCCTTCGCGGCAGCGCGGACTGCCTCTAGCAGCATGCGTTCAGCCTTTGCCCATTGGTGTTCATCCAGTACTGTCGCTAACCATGCGCCTAGATGGCGTAGTGGCTCTGGCGAACTGCCGATTGCCGCCTGAATTAACTGCTCGCTGGGCAGGGCGGGAGCGGTGTAGGCAAGCTCGATATGGCCGCCATACCATGCTGACCGTTCATTGGGTGCTGGCGCACCATCAATCCAATCGGTCAGCGGCCTCCCGTCACTATCGACAGTGCGCCATGCGGCAATGCGTGCCGGACGCTGCGCCTGGGCGGCGACGTTGTTCCGCTCGATTTTCCGGCCTGCGGTGATGCCGTCGTGCCAGGCATCCTGAATTTCAAGCTCTTTCTGGCTGCGTCCCTCGTCCAGCCCGGCATGCCATGCGGCTTGTTCTGCCGACGTGATTTGTTCGCTTGATTTGCCAGTCATAATGCCCCCGATGCATGTAGGATCCCTGCGATAAGAGCGGGGATGGTGATTACGAAAATGCAGATAAGTGCAGCCCATACCGTTCGTTTTTTGAGCTTCATGCCGCCGCCTCGATCTCGTTGTTTTGTTCTGTGGCCGTGGGTTCGGTCGCTCTGGTGGCGGGAGTGGGTACTAGGAAATCGTCGCGGGATTGGCCGCTTTCTTCTGCGGCTACAATCCAGCGCGGCGGCTTGCCACGGCCCGTCCAGGTATCTCCGGTTTCCGGGTGTTGGTAGCGGACGGCAGGTAGGTTTGTTTTTTTGGCTGCCGGTTTTTTTACAGGTGCTTTCTTGGCGGGTGCGGGCTGCATCTTGCGTTTGATGGCCTTGGGGTCAATCCCGTACCGCTCGCACGCCAGTAGCAGGTCGGTCGGCTTTGAGCCGTCAACCGAGTATTGGCTGACGTAGGTTTCCGGAGCGAGGGCGCAACTGAGCATCAACAGTGCGAGCTCGGCGGGTTCCATGCCGTCGATCTGCTGCTGCGCGGTATCGACTTCTCTGTTCGGCCATCCCCATAAATCGGCAACCGCAGGGCGCCAATCATGAGCGAGGTCGCGGTACATTTTTTGAGCGATCAGGCGCATTTCATCGACGGAAAGTGTCGTGCCGCCTTCGAGTTTGGTGCGTGCTGCCTGGTGTATCTGTGCAAGCAGTTGGCGGCGGTACTCGCGTTCCGCCTTGGCTTTTTTCATCTTCTCCCTCTCGGAAGCGGAAGAGGACGAGCTGGCGCGGCTGATCGTGATGCCTTTCGCTTTGAGCGCTTCCTTTGCCTTGTCTTCCGGGATGGCCTCGATCAGGTCGCCCTTGTGGGGGCATTCAATCAGGACGGTTTCCGGCATGTCTTTGCCCAGGACCTTCTTTAGGCTTTTATCGCTACCCATCCACCAGGGGGAGTCATTGGTTGGGATGTAGCCTTTCATGTCGCCGTATTGGTAGGGGCGGATCTTCTGCGCTTCTTTGCCGGTAATCACTTTTTTTCCGGACTCGACGGCAGCGGCGCGGATCCTGTCTCGATGCAATGTGACCTTTTGGTTGTAGCAAGTCGGGTCCGTGCATACGTCTGCACGGCTCACGTCGCTGAATAGATCCGGGTTCGCCCCGGTACGCTTCGGGCAGCTGGAACATGCGCCAGCTGCGGGGTGCAGTGTTTCGTCTGATGGCTTGAACGGGGCCTGGTCCAGGCGAGTCATGTAGTTGTCCTGGACATGGCGGGCGGCCTCGCGGTAGGACATGGGGCCGCTGTTTCCCCAACGGCCTTGCGTGACTTCTTTTAGTGCTTGCTCCTGCAGTGCCGGCACAGGAATGCGCGCCAGCAGCAGGGCGACGGAAGGACTGATTTTGTCTTCGTAAAATGCGGTGCGGGCTTTCGGCTGCAGGGCGCATAGCTTCAGACGTGCGTAGATAAAGGCGCGGCTTTTGCCAAGCTTTGCCGCTACCTGGTCAACGGAGTAATCGGGATCGTCTTTGTGCTGCGCCAGCAAGCTCTCGTAGCTTTCGGCTTCCTCCAGAGGATGAATGTCTTCACGTTGCAGGTTTTCGATGATCTGCATTTCGAGCATCTGCAGGTCGTCGACTGCGATGATGTTCGCGGGTATGTGCTCTAGTCCTGCGGCCACGCTGGCGCGCCAGCGACGCTCGCCGGCAATGATTTCGTACCATACCGTTCCATCAGGGTCTGTGCGTTCGCGCGCCAGAATAGGCTGCAGCACGCCGTGCGTTTTGATACTTTCCTTTAGCTCGTCCAGGCTCGCCTGATTGAATGTTTTGCGAGGATTGGTTTTTGATGGCCGGGTACTGGCTGTCAGGATCAATGGGTAGTTGCTTTCGCTCATGGTTATCTCCGATGGGTTTTTGATGTGGCGGCCCAGCAGCTGGGGCCGGTGTGCTTGAGTGCAGCCTCGTATGAGGCAAGGGATTCGGAGCGGTCAATGCCTTGCGTCTCGTGTTGACGGAGGCGGTGCAAATATCGGCTGCGCAGATACCGACCGGCGGATATATGTGTTGGCCAGACCACGTAGCCGAGGAAGGGGATGCCGGCGTTGGCCGGCGCCAGGCGTATCTTCTTGGGGTGCACGACAAGGCCCTCGGCGCTCAGGCGCTCGATGATCTTTTCCTTGGCCTCCAGCAGCTCGTCGCGTGACTTGGCGAGGAACACCATGTCGTCGACGTAACGGATATAGCAGCGCGCGCGTAGGTCCTGCTTTACCCAGTGATCTGTGTCGTTCAGGTAGATATTGGCGAACCATTGCGACAGCAGGCCGCCGATGGGCATGCCTTTGGCTTGGGTCAGTCGGTACGGGCTGTCTGGTGCAAACAGTTCGTCGAACAGGCCGTCTGTTTCGAACGACCTGATGAGAGAACTCAGCAGCTGCCTGATGTCGTGGTCGCCGATGTATCGCAGCGCACGTGGCAGTAGCTGTTCATGCTGGACGGAATAAAAATACTTCGATATATCCAGCTGCAGCGCATACTGCGCATGCTCGCGCCTGGCGAACTGGGCCAGGCGGTGGACGGCGGCATGCGTGCCTCGGCCTGGAATGTTGCCGTAGTTATCGTGGATGAATCTCGGCTGCCAGATCGGCAGCATGTACCGATACAACATCCAATGCACGATGCGGTCCTTCATTGGGGCATCGACAACATGCCGGAATTTCTTCTCCTGCACGGTGAATGTCTTGTATGGACCGAAGGTGTACCGTCGTTCCCTCAGCCTCTGCTGGATTGACACCAGGTAGCGGAGCGCGTCGTCATCGAACCGCTGGATTCTCGGATGACTGGCCTTGCCTCTGCGGGCGTAGAGCCAGCACTGGTAGAGGTTTTCCAGGCTGGTGATCCGGATGAAATCAGATTGCTGCCTGACTTCCGTTGCGGCGCCCGTAGGCCCCGCAACGGTTGCCAGATTGGCCGATGGCCGTGCTTTCGGGGATGGTTCCCCGGGAGAACTTCGACCAAGAATAAGCTTCCCGTGGGCATGCCCAGCGTCCAAGCGTGAAATTATTGGGTCAGCGGAACCCGACGTTGTCGTACTCGTTGTCGGGCCAGTCGTTGTCGAGGTTGAAGACGCCGGCGTTCTCGTGCGAGTTGAAGCAGCCCCCGCGTATGAGCGCGTTGCCAGACCTCCAAGAAGTTCCCCCTTGTGGGTCATTGTGCAGCCTCCTGGGCGTTGATGAGACCGCCCACGACTTGCCCAAGCCCCACGGATAAGGTGACTGCGCTTTCGAAGGAAATTTGCAGATTGTTTATCTTTGAGGCCTGCGTCAGGTGGTACTTGATGACATCGACATCGGCAGAGATATCGAGCAGAAGGGTGTACTTGTTGCGAGCCTTGCCGTAGGCAAAGACGTTGCGAATGATGCGGGCCAGGCAGGCGCGCAGGTTTTCGCCATATACGGCGCGGACGTCCCGTGGCATGCGGATGATCTTGTGCATCAGCAGCGTTTCGAGATCCAGCGCTTTGGTTTTCAGATCGAATTCCGACCCGCTTGGATTGGCCAGCAGCTTCTTCGTGGCGGCGACGTTGACGGAGTTGATCTGCTGCAGGTCCAGGATGACCTGGTGCACGATGTCGTCCGTGACTGCGCCCAGCACCGATGCATTGCCTTCATTCTTCTTTGATCCGTAGGTCTGATATCCGTCCTTCTGGTTGCCGAGGGCGACAACGTACGGGATATCGAATTCGTTCATGATCGACCACAGGCGGCGCTCGGCTCGGCCTGCGGGGAACCCTATGCGCAGATGCGGGGCGCTTGTCGTTCCGACCAGCTTGAGCTTGTATTTTTTCAGTACATGCAAGGCGTATGCCGTCTTGTCGAAACCATGCAGAAAGGTGCCGGCCTGGATGAGTACCAGGTGGCCGGGGTGTTGCTGCGCGATCTTGGCCGCGAGCTCGGCTAGCGGTTCGGCCTGGCCCAGGGCGACATCAATGCCGCGATACGCCGAAATGGCGTAGGTGGATTGCTCTTGTCCGGTTGGCTGTTTTGCTTTCATTGGGGTGCCTGCTGTATTAGGAGGGGGAGGGGACGCCGCTGCGCGGCGCCCGGGACCAGTGACCCGTTACCTGGGCTTGGTGCAGCGGAACCCGACGTTGGCGCACTCGAGGTCGGGCCAGACGACGACGAGGCAGAAGACGCCGGCGTACTCGAGCGAGTAGAAGCAGCCCCCGCGTATGAGCGCGCCGCCAGACCCGTCTGCGCCAGCCTTCGGGTACCAGCCCATGCCTTTTTCCAGACGTGGATATGGTGCTGTTGCGATGGATGGGGATCCGGCGATGAATGGCTTGTTGACCAGGCCGGTCTTGGGGTCGCCCTCGATGTCGGCCACGACCCACGAGAACAGGTGGCCGGCAACGTCATAGATCCGCTCGCCGGACGGCAGGACGAACCAGCGGCGCTCGTCGGGATCGCTGGGCTCGTAGTCGTTGGCCTGAGCAGCGAGCACGCTACCTTTGCGCAGGCCCTGGCGCAGGCTGCCTTCGCCTACGGCTCCGCCAGTCCAGTTTTCGGAGGTTTCGGCGATGAGCTGGGCGATGGCCAGGTACTGCAGGTTTGTGATCAGCTCGAAACCGGCCTGGTGGCAAGCTTCGCGGCTGTCGTAGAAATTGATGCGGGTCGTCGGCTTTTCGGTGGCCGAGATATAGGCTGCTCCGGTGTCATCCTTGCAGGCCAAGTACCGCGACACCAGGAAGGGCGCAACAATGACTTCGCTTCCGCGTAAGGTTGTTTCGGGGATCTCGACGAAAAGCGAGGTGTCGGTCGTTGTGGTTTGCATAGTGGTGTCCTATGGATAGTCGGGTGGGGTGGTAAATCGGATGCAGGCCCGGGCCGGGCTAGCCGAATGGGTTGTCATCATCAGGATCAACATGGCTGCCGCCGGCAGTGGCAGCTGCGTATGTGTTCTGAGTGGGTTGCTGGGCTGGCGCAGCGGTCCGCGGCTGCTGGCTGTCATCGCTGTCGCGACCGCCCAGCATTTGCATCTGATCGGCGATGACTTCGGTGATGTAGCGCTCCTGGCCGGTGTTCCTGTCTTGCCATTTGCGCGTCTTGAGGCGCCCCTCGACGTAGACCGAGCGGCCCTTGCGCAGGTACTCGCCAGCGATCTCGGCCAGGCGGTTGTGAAACACCACGCGATGCCATTCGGTATCCTCGCGGCGCTCGCCGGTCTTGCGGTCCTTCCAGGCGCTGGTGGTGGCAATGGAAATAGCGCAGATGGCAGCGCCGTCCGGGCTGTAGCGCACTTCGGGATTGCGGCCCAGGTTGCCGACCAGGATGACCTTGTTAACGGATGCCATATTCGGCCTCCGCCTCTTGCTGGTAGAACTCTTTGGCGAGCTCGTCGGTGGCCTGCTCCAGCTGGCCGAATGCATCCACGATTTGCGTTTCGTCGATCGCTGCATCCTTCGGACTGAGGGCGCGGGTCTGCGCCAGCGTGATCAGGCGACGCGCAGCGGCGAGCTGGCGCTTGATGGTGATGCGTGTGATCACCTGGTAGGCCGGCTTGGCGGCGGGGATTGATGGTTGAGGCATCACGATGTTTCCTTGTCGAGATCCCCGGCGCGTAGCCTCGCAAAGTCTGTCGTGCCGGCCATCGATAGCAGCCGGCGCGCCCATGCCAGCTCCCGCGAATCGGTTGATTGCGGGGCTGTTGTCGCGTCAGGGGTGTGGCGCTGCATGGCCTGGGCTGTGAGCCGCAGACAGCGAGCGATGGTTGGGTTTGCCAGCGCGTCGTCCAGGCTGAGGCGGCAGCCGGACGCAATGAGCGCCTGCTGCAGCTGTTGCCGGTCGATTTGCTGGGCGGCGGGCATGGTCAGAATCCAGCGGCGACGGCGACGTGCGTAAAGGCCACGGCCAGGGCAACGACTGCAATCACCATCAGCCAGGCGCAAGGCCATCCGCAGGACGGCTTATCGCTGCCTGGCGCATAGCCAGAGACGGGTTGCCGATAGCCTGTGATTGTGTGTGCCGGTCGGCTCTTGCGACGATCTTTCCTTCGTGCGAGCCAGCTTGCGGCGGCGATGGCGACGAGGGCTGTCAGGCCGCACGCCAGGATCGTGTTTGCAAACGTATGCACAGTCATAGTCATGGCTGGCCTCCGGGTTCAAGTGCCGCCAGCCTTGGTATGTGCTTGTATTTCATCTCGTCCTCCTGGGCCGCGTAATGCGGGGACGACGAAATATTACCTGTAGGTAAACACAATATCAATACCTGTAGGTAAACTTTTTTTCTTATGAGCAGGCCAAACTGCCGGGCGGCAAGTGGCACGAGATGTCTTTTTGTTGGGGGAATAGGGGTGGAGGGCTGTGTTTAAATCAAATGTAAATCAATTCTTAATTAGATACATTTAATCTAAAAAAACTCCGTCGGACCAAATCAGCTTGAGCTTAGTTGTCTCAGGCGGCTTGCTCTTTGCTTTTGGTCGGCAATGCGCCCGCGATGTATGCCTTAACCATGATGTCTAGCTCGTGTTTCTTGGTGTCATCGAGTCCATCGTATAGCTCATACGGGGCGGAGAATGGCCAGTTTCCAGAGGAGTTCATTCCATCAAACCAATAGTCCGGCTTCTTCAGTGACTCTTCAAACTCGCGGACCAGGTCTTCGCCCAGTTGTTTGGAGCCATTGAGAATGCGCGAAATGTAGTTCGCTGGCCTTCCTACTGCGTTGGCGATGGCAGCCTGTTTCCCGCCAAAGTCTTCATTCATGACTTGGCGAAACCTAACCAGGCGAATTGCGTAGATCCTTTCCATTTTCATTCTTGAATTTTTGCCCGGCTTTATCCTTGGGTAAATGCACTCAAGGTAAACAATTCTCTTGCCTAAAAAATTACCTACAGGTAAAGTACGCGGCATGAAGACCAATTCAATTACTCAACATCGTCGCGTAGAGCCGCTGCTTCGTTGGTTGCGCGAGACTCCAAAGGATGAGGCGAAGCGTAGGTGTGCTGAGCGTGGCACGTCTATCGGTTACTTGCGTCAAATTGCATACGGGTACAAGCAGGCGGGGCTCAATGGTGCGGAGATTGAGGCGATTACAGGTAATGCTGTGACTCGCCGTGACCTCCGGCCTGATGATTGGGAGCGGATCTGGCCGGAACTGGCCGGGAAAGTCGAGCCCCCGAAAGGGCCTGCCGAGGTCGACTATGTGTGATGTCTCAATGCAGTGTTCGAATCGGTTCGTCCAGCGGTGCATCCGATCGCAAGCAAACCTCTCGGAATACCGCCAGCACAGCAGTCTCGCTCGGGCGCTCCAGTGCATCAATCGACACCGCCATAGCTCCGCGCAGCAGGCGCGCGGTCGTAATCATCGCGGCCTTTTCCTCCGCCTCGGCTCCCCAGGTGTCGGCATCCTGCAGCCAGCGCTCCAGGCGTGGGCCGATGAGTTCGGAGTTGCTGTCGTCCATGATTTTCCCCCGATTGTTTTTTCAGATGACGCATTGTCCGCTGCGTGCGGCGTGCGCGCTATGTCAACGAGGACAAATAAATGACATCACATTGCTATCGGATGCGGGGCGTGTCGACTGCATGCTCCAGTCAGGGCGGTTCTTATCTTAGTGCCTTGGACCTTCGGGGGCTTGCTCGGGTGAGTTTTCCAGCCTTTCAAGTGCCGACTGCATTTTCTGTATCAGCTCACGAAGTTGAGCGGGGGTTAATGCGTAGTAGCGCCCCTCGTTTGCCTCTTCCGGCTTCTGGAGTGGGTGAGTAAGGAAATCAAATTTGATGGTTGCTAGGCCAAGTTTAGGTATTGGGCCAACGGCCCATCCTGCAACAGGAAACAAAGAAATATCGCTCATGGTCGGGTCCTTGTGAATGGTTTGAAGATATGGGAATCAGCATTCTGTCACAAGCGAGCCCGACCGCCAATTTGTGTAGGAAGGTGTATGTCGAACTTGAGAAATGTCCGTCAGCCAGCAGTATCTCTCGTATATATCGAGAACGGTTCTCGTTTGATTTTACCTAGCGGCCAGACCGCTAAGTTTGTTCGCTGGCGTGTCCGCCCTGTTAAGCGCGGCGATGCGGCCCAGGGGGAAGAGCGTGTGGCCGTCGTGCGTGTTGATGGCTTGCTTGAGGACACGGAGTTCTCCGTGTCATTTATGCGAGCAGTGACAGTGTTTGCCGGACCGGAGGTGTAAGTATGCCAACAATGACATTCGAACAGGCTGCGCTTGGTACGGCGGCTGACTATCCTGGCGGTGCTCGCGGCCTGGCGGCTGCTATCGGGATGAATGGCTCCGTCCTTGCGCACAAGGTCAGCCTGACTGATCGGGCAAACCAACTGACAGTTCCCCAAGCTCGCACAATCATGCTCGCTACCGGGGACTATCGCATGCTGCATGGGCTGGCGGGTGATCTCGATCATGTCTGCGTGCGCGTGACCGGACTTGGCGATAGTGAGTGTGTGGGGAAGTCGATATCAGAGACCGCCCGGGAGTTCGGCGAGTTTCTGACAGCCGTGACAGTAGCAGTTGCGGACGACGACGTGATCCCGAATGAGATGCGCCGCATCGACCGCGAGCTGACCGAGATGATTGCCGCCGCAAACCATCTGCGGGCATTGTGCGCAGCAATGGGGCGGCGGCGCGGAGGTCGTAAGTGACTGGTTACGCGATTTCCGTGTGTGGAGGGTTGTATGGCTAGACCGTTGGGCGAAATTGCGCGGGCGGCTCTGTCGCTGCTGGAGGAAGAGCAGTTGACGGCGCGGCAAATGGCGGAGCGCCTGCGGGTGCCTGAGCGCACGATTAAAGACACGTTCTACAACCTGAAGGCTACTGGCCGCGTTGGTGTTGTCGATCGGGAGAAAGGCAATGCTCGAAGGCCGGTGGCTGTTTATACCGCTCGGCAAGCGGATGCCTGCAGCTTGGAGGCGATATGGGGTTGACCCCTTTGCGATGTCGCCCTGGGCGTTTCAAGCCGCCCTGATCTGTTTCTGATTTTTCCTTCTGTTTTTCGTTGACCGGCGCGCCTGACTGATTGGCGTGCGGGACTTTTTTTGTCTGCAAAAAGGAGAGCGCATGAACGCGCGGCCACTATTTGCGGATGCCGGCACTGGCTCGCCTGATGCGCGTGAGCTGGTGGGTAAGTGCATCCCTACATTCGATGAGTTTTGGTCGGCCTGGCCCAAAAGGGAGGCTAAGAAAGACGCCCGGCGAGCCTGGGACAAGCTGCGACCGCAGGACAGGATCGCTGCACTGGCGGCAGTGCCGGCGCACATTGCGCGTTGGAAGCGTGAGGGGCGAGCTCGAAACCATATTCCCCATCCTGCGACCTGGCTGAATGGTGAGCGCTGGGAGGACGAGTTGGGCGAGATCTTTGCGCCAACGCAGCCGCAGCGCCCTGCACAATCGGGGCCGGCTTGGTGGACGTCTCACACGCTGATGGAACGCAAGGGCAGAGAGGTGGGCATAGGCCCGGCTCGGCCCGGCGAGTCATCCGACCAATACCGGGCGCGTATCCAGGCAGCGATCGAGGACCAGCAGCGCTACGCAGCAGCGAGCGGCTGACAGCGGGACGAGGGCTCCCGCGCACGTAACAGGGCCTGAATGGGCTGGCAGGAGCGAATACACAGGGTCGACCGTGTGACCCGATCACAACCACGGTACCGGTAAGCGCGTGAGCGCTAGGGGTGCAATTCCCCGAATAGTCCGGCGAGCTGGCCGTATCCACAGGCTCGGGGGCAGGCGGTATGCCTGAAGTGTGGATCCCGCGTAAGCGGGGCGGAAGGCCGGTCCTCCCTGCCTCCTGGCGCGTCATGGCGCTGGGGGGTAGGGGGGGCCTTTGGCGGAAGTAATCAACTGCTTTAAGAGGAGTAAATCAATGTCTCAACCCATTTTCGGCCAAAAACCGGCGAGACCGGCTGTGCAAAACTTTCGGCGGATCCCTGAAATCCAGCGTCGGCTCGACCTGTGGGCAGAGTGGCGGTTAAACCAGGGCGGCGGTGGAGGTGGCGGCGGCTCGGTCCTTGGCTATCTGGTGGATGTGGCTGCGGGGCGTCGGGTTGATGGTGACGCGGATAGCCCAAGGTCAATTGTCCCTGTCGATAGTATCGAGTGCTCGATCACTGATGATGCTGTGATGGCGCTGCCCGATGAACTACGCAAGGCGGTGAAGGCGTGGCATTGTGCATCGAGCGGGACGCTTGATGAGATTGCTCGGGAGCTGGGGGTGGTGCGCGGCACTCTGCATCGACGGTTGTGCCATGCGGATATTCGTATTCGGGAGTGGTTGCGGGCAAGGCGTAAGGCAGTTTCGTAACATTTAGAATTATGCGACATATACTGGATTGGCTAATATCTGGCATATTCCGGAGGTAGTCGCGTCAGGGGACGCGGCGACAAGGCCCGACAGCTCGCGTTGTTGGGCTTTTTTTATGGGTGCTCTATCGGGCTTAGTGCGGCATAATCCCCTTTGCTAATTTTTGGGGTGGAGCATGAAGAACCTGTATGCATTTGGTCTTGGCGCGGTTGCGGTACTGTGTGCTGCGAATGTGTCTGCCATGCAGCTGACGAAGGATCAGCTGGATAAGGGGGTAAAGCAGTACATCAAGGAGATCCCGCAGTGTGTTGCGCTTCAGGTCACGAGGGATCAGCAAGTTGGCAGGGCGTGGTTCTACGAGCTCAAGGGTAATGCCACAATTGAAATTGTGGCTCGGCTTGGTGATAGTTCGGTTGATTCAATTGAGGTTGTGAGCTCCGCTAAAAATGATGGTGCCATGCGAGACATGATGTGCGTGACGGTGGCATTGATGCGTGGCATCCAGCCTGAGTACATCACGGTGGACGAGGCCATCAAGGATGCGGCCCATTTATGGGAGAATGCGGCGCAGAAGCCATTCAAGAAGGCGTTTTTCTTCGATACCTTCACGGCTAAGCTGACGCCGCTGAGCTTGGTTGTTCAGTAAGAAAAGTAATTGATGTAGTGACAGGGCCTGGTAGCTTAGCTTACCGGGCCTTTTCTTTTGGTGCTGATTGTCCTTGGGGGGATTGCCCGCCGCTCTATTGCAGGGTGGCGGGTTTTTTTGTGGGTACGACATGGGGCTATTCGATGACCGGATGAGCGCGGCGCGGCGTGGTTATGACTCGCGCTGGCGGCGGGCGCGGGATCGCTATCTTGCGTTGCATCCGTTTTGCGTGGAATGCCGAAAGCGGGGCCGAGGGGTGTCCGCGACCGTGGTCGATCACATTACGCCGCCACGGATGGCCGAGGCCATTCGGTCAGGGGATGCGGCAAAGCTGAAGCTGGCGCGGGCGCTGTTCTGGGATCAGGGGAACTGGCAGTCGCTATGCAAGACATGCCATGACGGATTCAAGCAGCAGCTGGAGCGCAGCGGCGTGGTGCGTGGTTGTACGGCGGATGGCTTGCCGGTCGATCGGTCGCACCATTGGAACACGTGAGGCGTGTGGAAGCAGAGGCGGCGGGAGGGTCCAGCGGGTAGAGGCTGGCCCTCCCGAAATATAGGGGGGGGGTGGGTAAATCCCTGCAGGGGGTCGTCACTGAGACCGATCGCCTATAGCTCTGTGTTTCACCGGGAAAAATGGAGGGGGGGTATCCCCGATTGGTATGGCAGGCAATCAGAATTCAGGGCGGAAGGCTTTGCCTTCGGTAGTGCATTTGGTGCGTGGAAATCCCAGCAAGAAGGACCTGGGGGCAGACGTCGGCGGTATCGACTGGAGCCAAGTGCATGACGCTCCCGTCTGTCCTGCGCACCTGACGGAGTATGCACGGGAAGAGTGGGACCGGCTCGCGCCAGACCTCTTCATGATTGGCTTAATCAACAAGCTGGACCAGGGCGAGCTGGCCGTGTACTGCCAAGCGTACGGAGACTGGCGGCATGCGCGCGAAATGATGGCTGACCTCCAGCAGCGTCACAGTGATCAGATGCAGCGGCTGCAGATGGATGGTCGGCCCAGCGCTGGATTCGTGGATGTGACGCCCAGCGGATACAAGCAAATCAGTGTCTGGATGCAGATCGCAAATCGGGCGGAAGAGCGCATGCGTTCAGCGGGGTCGGCGTTTGGCCTGAACCCGTCGTCCAGGTCGAGGATTACCCTGCCTGCAGGATCGGGACAGGGTCAGCTGTTCCCGGGAGATGAAAGGGATGTCGCAAACCGATATTTCAGTTGATGAAGATCGCGCGACACTTTACGCCCGGGCTGTTTGCGAGGGGCGGGAGATTGCCGGCCCGCAGGTGCGCGATGCATGTGCGCGTCATCTGCGGGATCTGGAACATGGCGCTGAGCGCGGCTTGGTGTATGACCAGCAAGGCGCAGCCAGGGCAATCGGCTTCTTTGAGGATGTGCTGTGCTTGAACGGCGGGCGCTTTGAGGGAAAGCCGTTCAAGGTGCTGGGCTGGCAGGCGTTCGTCCTGGGCAGCCTGTTCGGCTGGAAGCATGAGGCCGATGGGCTGCGGCGGTTTCGTGTGGCATATATAGAGACAGCGAAGGGCAGCGGTAAGTCTCCCCTGGCGGCCGGAATCGGGTTGTACGGGTTAACGGCGGACGGAGAGCCGCGCGCCGAAATCTACTCTGGCGCCACGAAGAAGGACCAGGCGCAGATCCTGTTCCGGGATGCGGTTGCAATGGTCGACCAGTCGCCCCTACTGCGCCGGATGGTCGAGAAGAGCGGCGCGCCCGGCAAGGAATGGAATCTGGCGTTTCAGCGGACGGCCAGCTTTTTCCGGCCGATCAGTGCTGATGAAGGGCAGTCCGGCCCCAGGCCGCATATCGGGCTGCTGGATGAGATCCACGAGCATCGCAACGCGATGGTGGTAGAAATGATGCGCGCTGGCACGAAATCGCGTGACCAGGCGCTGATCTTCATGATCACGAACAGCGGTAGTGACCGGCGTGGCGTTTGCTACGACTACCACGAGTATTCCGAAAAAGTCGCTGCCGGCCAGCTTGAAGATGACAGCTTCTTCGGCTTTGTGTGCGGACTGGATGAGAGCGACGATCCGCTGAATGATGAGGCATGCTGGGCGAAGGCAAATCCCAGCCTGCAGGAGGCCGGCATACCAGGGTTGCGCTACCTGCGAGAGCAGGTAACGCAGGCTCGGGGGATCCCCGCAAAAGAGGCGCTGGTGAAGCGCCTTAATTTTTGTGTGTGGACGGAATCGTCGTCGCCCTGGATTACTGCCGATGTGTGGCTGGCCGCGCGTGAGGCGACCGAGATCCCGTGGGAGGCCTACTACGGTCGGCGCTGCTACGGTGGGCTGGACTTGTCGAGTACGCAGGATCTGACCTCACTGGTGCTGCTGTTTGAACCAGACGAGTCGGATCCGTACTGGCGGCTGAAGCCCTGGTTCTGGCTGCCGGGCGATGACCTGAAGCGCAAGGAAGACCTGGATCGTGTGCCGTATACGTTGTGGCGGAGTCGCGGTTATCTGGAGGCTCTGCCTGGCCGCGCCATAGATAAGCTGGCGATTCTTCGGCGGCTGTTGGAAATATCGGAAGTGGTCGACTTGGCCGGGCTGGCGTATGACCGTTGGCGGATCCAGGACTTGATCATGTTGGCGCAGGCCCAGGGCATTGAGCTGCCGCCGATGACGCCGTTTGGTCAGGGCTTCAAGGAAATGGCCCCGGCCCTGGATGTGTTTGAGCAGCTGCTGCTCAATGAACAACTGCGGCACGATGGAAATCCGGTCATGACCTGGTGTGCGTCCAACGCGGTAACGATGTCGGATCCGGCGGGAAACCGCAAAGTCAGCAAAGAGCGCGCGCGCGGTCGTGTGGACGGCATCGTGGCATCGATCATGGCGGCGGGCATGTCCGCGCCCATGCATTCGCAGCGGGAGTGGTCCCTACTGGAGTCGCTCAGCGACGATGACATATTGGTGATGTGATGAAAACTATCGTGCGCGATCTGGTGGCGTTGACTGGTGCTGGCTGCTTGGCGGCGGGGCTTTATCTGCAGTATGGCGCTGGTGTGGCGCTGATGACGATGGGCAGCCTGTTGCTTGGGCTGTCTGTGCTATCGGCTTGGCTTGGGGGGCGGTGATGTTGCTTGACTTGATGTTTGAGCGCCGCTCGCTGGAGAACCCCAACGTTCCGCTGACCGGCCAGAACCTGCAGGAGTACTTGCATGGCGATGGCCGTGGTGCGCAGGTGACGCCTACGGCTGGCTGGCGGCTGGCGGCGGTGTATTCGTGCATCTATGTCCTGGCGAGCTCGATTGCGCAGCTGCCCGTGGCGGTGTTGCGAAAGCAGGGAAACCGGATAGAGCCAGGCTCTGACCATCCCGCGCACTACCTGTTGCATGACGCTCCCAACGATTGGCAAACGTCATACAAGTGGCGCGAGACCATGATGGGGCATGTGCTTGGGTGGGGTAACGGGTACTCCCGCCTGTTGCGATCCCGCAGGGGGGAGCTGCTGGCTATCGATCGTCTGCTGCCTCAGGAAACGACGCTGGTAAAGATTGGTGGGCGATGGGTGTATGCATCGCTCAGTGATGGGGGGACGGCAATCGCGATTCCTCCTGAGGACATGCTGCACATCAGGGCGCTGGGCCGAGACGGCCGTATCGGAATCAGCCCGATCATGCAGAACGCCGAGGCGATAGGTCTGGGCCTGGCTGCGCAGCGCTACGGGAAACAGTTTTTCGATGGTGGAGGGCAGCCGACGGGTGTTCTTACCGTCAAGGGTGAGTTGGGTAAGGATGCTTGGGAGCGGCTGAAGGAATTCTGGAAGAAGGCTGTTGCGCGGCTGCGGTCTGAGGACAACAAAACGCTGCTGCTGCCGGCGGATCTGGATTTCAAGAAGCTGACCATCGAGCCAGAGGCGGCGCAGTTCATTGAGTCACGCAAGCTGAGCCGCTCGGAGATCGCCGGCCTGTTCAATGTTCCGGCGCACATGATCAATGACCTGGACAAGGCCACATTCTCGAATATCAGTGAACAAGCCATTCAGTTCGTCCGGCACACGATCATGCCCTGGGTCCAGAACTGGGAACAGGAGCTGAATCGGCGCATCTTTACCCGGTTCGAGCGTGAGGCAGGCTATTACATCAAGTTCAACCTGGGCGGTTTGCTGCGCGGTACAGCGAAAGAGCGTGCTGAGTTCTACCACTATGCGATCACGGATGGCTGGATGACGCGCAACGAGGTGCGTTTGTTCGAGGACATGAACCCGGTTGATGGGCTCGACGAGATGCTGATCAGCGTCAATGCGCGTCCCATCAGCCAACAGCAGGCACTGCCTGGCCCGACTGATCCACAGAACCAATAGGAGTTTCGATGAAAGACATCGAGAAACGCACGCTGGTCAGCCAGCCGTGTGAGCTTCGTGCTGCCAGCGACGGACAGCCCGCGACGATTGTTGGCTACGGCGCCGTCGTCAATGAGCGCAGCGCTCTGCTGTTTGGCAGCTTTTACGAAGAAATCGTACCCGGCGCGTTTGATGACGTGATGGGCGATGACGTGCGCGCCTTGTTCAACCATGACCGCAATTTCGTGCTGGGCCGCACGCGCAGCGGCACGCTGCAGCTATCGCTTGATAGCCGCGGCCTGGCGTACACCATCACGCCGCCCGATACCCAGATGGTGCGAGATCTGGTGCTCACGCCTCTGGCGCGAGGTGATGTGACCGGCAGCAGCTTCGCCTTTCGTGTGGCTGATGACGGTGACGAGTGGCGGCGAGAGGGGGACTTCGTTGTGCGCACCATTCATCGCATAGCGGAGCTGCGCGATGTGTCTCCAGTGACCTATCCAGCGTATGACGGCGCTCATGCCGCTCAGCGCTCGCTTGATGCCTGGCAGCAGGCGGAGGGGCAGCGTATGGCCTCAAAAGCTGTAACTGAGCGTCGCGCCCGCGAACGCTTTCTTGATCTTCTCAACCTGTGAGGAAAAAAACCATGACTTTGGCAGAACTGCAACAAAAGCGTGCGCGGCTTGCAACGGAAATGCGCACTTATCACGACGCCCAGGGCGATGCCGATTGGGGCGATGAACAGCGCTCGAAGTGGGCCGCCATGCGGGCCGATATCAAAAAGCTGGATGACCAGATCGAGCGAGAGCAAGAACTGCGGGACCAGGAGCAGCGTCACGTTGAAGACAACGCCGATGACATTGCTGGTCGTGCTGCTGCAGCTGGCGGCGAGCTGTCCGAGGACGAGCAGCGCGCTCAGGCGTTCGGCGCGTTCCTGAGTGGTGGCATGGCCTCGCTGACATCGGAGCAGCGCGCACTGGCGCGGCAGGACGAGCAACGTGCGCAGGCAGCTGGCGTCAATGACAAGGGGGGCTATACGGTACCGCCATCGTTCATTGCTCAGGTGCATGAGTTGATGGCTGCCTATGGCGGCATTGCGAGCGTGGCCCGTGTCCTGGTAACTGATAAAGGCAATGCTATCGAGTGGCCAACCAGTGATGGGGCCACCGAAGAAGGCGAGCTGGTTGGGGAGAACACTGAGACAGGCGAGGCGGATGTGACCTTCGGCATGGACTCGCTGGGTGCGCATAAGGTCTCGTCCAAGATCATTCGCGTCTCGAATGAGTTGCTGACGGACACTGCGGTCAACATGGAACAGTTCCTGGCGGGCCGCGTTGCCAGTCGCATCGGTCGCACAGAGGCGCGACTGATTGTTCAGGGTACGGGTGCCGGTACGCCTCGTCAGCCTAAGGGGCTGGCGGCCTCGGCTGATATCGGCAAGGTGACGGCGTCGGCGACTGCCTTCACCTGGAAGGAGGTGAATGGACTCATCCATTCGATTGATCCGGCATATCGTATGGCGCCGAAGTTTCGCCTGGCGTTCAACGATGCCACGCTGCAGCTGCTGGAGGAAATGGAAGATGGTCAGGGGCGCCCGCTCTGGTTGCCTGGTGTTGCCAATGGTCCGCCTGCCACGATTCTGAACCGTCAATACGTGATCGATCAGGCGATTGCAGATATCGGTGCAGGCAACAAATTCATGTTTGCTGGCGACTTCGACCAGTTCGTGATTCGTCGTGTCCGCTACATGGTTCTGCGCCGCCTGACCGAGCGTTATGCTGAGTTCGATCAGACTGCCTTCCTGGCGTTCCATCGCTTCGGCTGCGTGCTGCAGGACATGAGCGCGATTCGCGCACTGCAGGGTAAGCCTGCTGGTGGTGGCTGATGATTTCTCTCGATCTGATCCGGGAGCACTGCCGGGCAGATCCGGAGGATGTGAGCGAGGGATTGCTCACATCCTATCGAGACGCGGCGGTCCGGCTATTTGAACGGCGTACAGGTCGTGTGCTTGTTGTGGATGTTTCCTCAGGCGCATCGGCAAACGCCCTGAAAGTCGAAGGAGATGTGCTGGTGGCGCTGCTGATGTTGATTGACCACTGGGTTTCCCATAAGGGCGTGGCGACCGATGTTCAGCTGATGGAAGTGCCAATGGGGGCGAAGCAGGTCATGGATCTGTACCGCTCGTTCTTCGAGTAGGCGGCATATGAAATCAAGAAGCGGTGTTTCGTTTCCGTTCCCTGAGTCGGGTGAGCTGGATCGCAAGGTGTTGATCCGGCTGCGCTCTGACCGTCCGTCGGGATATGCCTCGCTGGTCGCAGAGTACCCGGATAACGTGCGCCGTTGGGCCAGCTTGAGGCCGGTCGGGACGGCGGTTTGGTCGGCATCCGTGCAGACGGATGAGAGGGTGACGCATCGCTGCATCGTTCGCTACATGCAGGGGATTACCACGGATCATGAGGTGGTAAGCCGGGGGCGTTTGTATGCGGTTCGGCGATGCGCCGATCTTCAGGGTGCTGGGGAATTCCTTGTGATGGATGTGGAAGAAATCGGGGATGCGGAGGTTCTGACATGAGCGGACTGGATGCAAGGATGGAGCTTGAGGGCTTCAACAACATCCCTCGTCGGCTATTCAAGCGAGGGCCTTTGCGTCGGGCGTTTCGTCGATCAGGGCAGGTCGTGGCGAAGGAGGCGCGCAAGCGGATTTCGGCGCGTGGCCCAGGGGTTGGTGAATATCCGCTCAAGCGCTCCGGTCGGCTGCAAAAGTCGATCAAGGTGCGCGTCAGCAAGGCTGGCCTGCTGGTCAAGGTGTTCCACGAAAAGCGCCAGGACATGAAGGATTTCTACCCGGCTTTTCTGCACTACGGTACATCCCGAGGCCTTGCGTCAAGGGGGAACTGGATAGCGGACGCTCTGCGTAGTAAAGAGGCTGAAGTGCGTCGGACGTTGACGCAGGGCATGGATGAGGCGCTGTCATGAGGATCTCTGATGTGGTGGCGCATCTGCGCCAGTATTGCCCCTCGTTCGGGGAGCGTGTGGGCGTCGCTTTGAATTTCCAGCCTGAGCGCGGCCAGGTCAAGTTGCAGACGCCGGCGGCGGTGGTCTTCCCGGCAGGGGACGAGGCGGAGCCCAGCACGGCGCAGAACGCGACAGTGCAGCCGGTTGTTGACCAATTTGCGGTTGTGTTGATCCTGAGCACGGCGGATCCTCGGCGTGGAGAGCATACGGCTGATCTGCTGCATTTGTTGCGTGCGGAGGTCTGGCGTGCATTGATTGGCTGGACGCCTGGCGCTGGGTATGAGCCTATCGAATACCTGAGTGGAGAGGTGACGGAGATGGATCGGAGCGTGACGTATTACACGCTCCTGTTTTCTGCGGAACTGACTGTGGGGCATTACCAGGGTACGGGCGATGGGCGAGAGCCGGAAACCTGGCAGGAATACGAGCTGGCCGGCTTGCCTGTGCTGGAAGCCTTGGATGCGGAGGTGGACGTGATTGATCCGATCGCGGATCCAAATCTGCAAAAGCCCGGCCCGGATGGACGGGTGGAATTTCAACTGGGAGTGAGTGAATGAAAACGATGCGAGTGCGGCCTGTTTCTGGCCGTATGGTGCCGGATCCGGATCGAGGTGATGTATTGCCCGAAGGGGGCCGGGTGGTGCCTAAGAGCCAGTGGTGGATGCGGCGTCTGGGTGATGGCGATGTTGTCGAGGTCCCGGAGCGGGCGATGAGCCAGGCGCCGGTAGCCAATAAAAAGGGGGCTGATTGATGTCAGTGAGCATGAGCCAAATTCCCGCTGATCTGCGGGTTCCACTCTTCTATGCGGAGATGGACAATTCCCAGGCAAACAGCGGCGCAACTCAGTTGCGCCGTTTGCTTATTGGCCTGGTCAATGATGACGTGACAGCGCCTACGGAACTGGTTCTGGCGGCAACGTCCTCGGAGGTTGCGGCGCTGGCCGGTGCGGGATCGGTCCTGCACGATATGCATGTTGCGCATCGGCGCAATGACCCGATGGGCGAAACCTGGGTGCTGCCGGTCAAGATCGAGGCCGGCGCCAAGGCCAGCGGCACGATCTCATTCACGGGTTCGGCTACGGCTTCCGGGGTGGTGTCGGTCTATGTGGGTAACGTGCGCGTGACGGCGGCTGTGTCCTCCGGGCAGGCGGCGGCTGATGTCGGTGAGGCGGTCGCGCAGGCGGTCAATGCGGCTGTGTTGCCGGCGACGGCTGTGTCAGCTGAGGGTGTGGTGACGGTCACGGCCAAATTCAGCGGACTGCTGGGCAACGATCTGCGGCTGGGTATCAACCTGCGCGGATCCGCCGGCGGGGAGCATTTGCCGACAGGGCTGGGGGTGACGGTTACGGCGATGACCGGCGGCGCGGGGACGCCCGATCTGGACGCTGCGCTGGCCGTGGTCGGTGATGAGCCATTCGAGTTCATCACGCATCCCTTCTCGGATTCGGCGTCGCTGGAGTCCCTGCGGTCGGTCATGGATGACACTACGGGCCGCTGGTCCTGGCTGCGTATGCTGTATGGCCACGTCTATAGCGCCCGCAGGGGAACCCTGGGCGAGCTGGTTGCGTTCGGTCGCGGCGGTACCAATGATCAGCACGGTACGGTTGCTGCGCTGGAGCCGCTGTCTCCTACGCCGGTCTGGAAGTTCGCGGCAGAGTACGGTGCTCGAACGGCGGTGTTCATCTCTGCGGATCCTGCGCGACCAACGCAAACCGGGGCGCTGTCTGGCGTTATGCCAGCGCCGGAAGGGCAGCGTTTTGGCATCCTGGAAAGCAATTCGCTGCTCTGGGCTGGCGTGGCGACAAGCTATTACGAAGGCGGCTATGTGCGTATTGGGCGGGCAGTGACGCTTTATCTGCAGAATACGTTCGGCCAGCCAGACGACAGCTATCTGGACAGCGAAACGATGCATCAGTCTGCGGCAATCCTGCGCAGGCTGCAGTCGTTGATCACCAGCAAGTTCGCCAGGCACAAGCTGGCTAATGATGGCACGCGGTTCGGTGCTGGGCAGGCCATCGTTACGCCCAAGACAATTCGCAATGAGCTGATCGCCGAGTACTCGCGCATGGAGCGCGAGGGACTGGTCGAGAACACGGATGTGTTTGCGCGGTACCTGATTGTCGAGCGTGATGAGGGGAATCCGAATCGCGTAAACGTCCTGTTCCCGCCCGACTATGTGAACCAGCTGCGCATCGTCGCGGTACGTAACGAGTTCCGGTTGCAGTATCCGGTAGCGGCGTAAGCCTCTTCAATGTCATGGGCAAGGCTCGTCGTTTGGCGGGCCATTTTTTTTGGAGCTGACTATGGGTCAAAAAGTGGCCGGGACCGTCTATTTCAAGGTGGACGGTCGGCAACTCACGGTAACGGGCGAGGCGGAAGCGCCTGTGGGCGATGTGACGCGGGACACCATCGCGCCGGGCTACTTCTCGGAGGTCGACCGCGTTCCGTATCTCAAGGTGTCCGCAGTGCATACGCCAGATTTCCCGCTGGATGAAATCACGCAAGGCACGGACATGACGGTGCAGTGTGATTTCAAGAACGGCAAGAGCTACGTGCTGTCGGGCGCGTATCTGGTCGGTGAGACGACATCGACGGGGGATGACGGCAAGGTCGCGCTGGAGTTTCACGGTAACGAAGGAAGGTGGGTGCAATGAGCGAAAAACGGACGTTTGTGCTGTCGAGGCCGATCCGGGCCTTCGGTGAGGAGGTGGCGGTGCTGGAGGTGCGCCCGGCGACCACGGCGGATGCTCGGGCTGTTGGGACGCTGCCGTACACCATCAGGCCGGATGAGTCGGTGGCGCTGGATCTGGCCGCGTGTGCAAAGTACGTCAGCCGTCTGGCAGGTGTTCCTGGCTCTTCTGTGGATCAGCTGTCGATCACTGATTTCAATCAATTGTCCTGGGATGTCGCTAAGGATTTTTTGGGGCAGGGTTCAGGCGACTCGACGAACTGATCGATTTTGCCTGTTCAGCCGCTTACTTCTGGCGGCTGGATCCCATCTGCGTGATGGAGCGTAGTGTGGCTGATCTGGTCCTGTTGACGGGCCAGGCGCACCGAATCAATCAACAAGCTAAGCGGGACTGATATGGCGAGGGAATTTCAGCTCAAGGCGCTCATCATGGGCGTGGATAAGCTGTCGCCGGTGCTGGACAAGGCACGAAAGACAGCGATGGGGTTCCGCCGCCAACTGCTCAATAGCGGCTTGGGTAGCCCTATCAGTATTCAGGGCATTCTCAAGGGTGGCGCTCTGGCAGCGCCATTTGTTGCGGGTGCGCGTAGTGCGATGGAGTTCGAGTCCTCGATGGCCGACGTGCGCAAGGTGGTCGATTTCGATACGCCTGAGCAGTTTAAGGAAATGGCCGATGATGTGTTGGCGCTGTCCAAGCGGTTGCCGATGGCAGCGCGCGACATTGCTCAAATCGTGGCGTCTGGCGGCCAGGCCGGTCTGGCGCGTGAGGAACTGTCGCGGTTCGCTGAGGATGCTGTCAAGATGGGGGTCGCGTTTGACCAGACGGCAGAGCAGTCTGGCGACATGATGGCGAAGTGGCGAACCTCGTTTCGGATGGGCCAGGATGAGGTTGTTGCGCTGGCCGACAAGATCAACTACCTGAGTAACACGGGTCCCGCCTCGGCGGCACAGATATCGTCGATCGTGACGAAGATCGGGCCGCTGGGAGAGATCGCCGGTTTGGCTTCCGGCCAGATTGCCGCGATGGGTGCGACGCTCGCTGGTGTGGGTGTGGCGGAGGAAGTGGCCGCCACGGGCATGAAAAATTTCATGCTGACGCTGACTGCAGGATCCGCGGCGACGAAGAAACAGCAGCAGGTATTCAAGGCGCTGCGTTTGGATGCCAAAGAGATCGCAGCTGGTATGCAGACCGATGCTGAGGGGACGATCAAGCGCATCTTGACCGCGATCAGCAAGGTCGACCCAACAAAGCAGGCTGCGGCAATGCAGCAGCTGTTCGGGCGGGAGTCGATAGGCGCGATCGCTCCCATGTTGAACAACATGGAACTGCTGGAGCGGAATTTCCGTAGTGTCGGCGATGCGACTGCCTACGCGGGCTCGATGCAGGCGGAGTACACCGCTCGCGCGGCCACGAGCGAGAACAATCTGCAGCTGCTGCGCAATAAGGTGGTGGCCGCTGGTATTGCCGTTGGCAATATCTTGTTGCCGCCATTCAACGATTTCATGAGCACCATCGGCCCTGTCATCGATATGGTCGCCGAGCTGGCGGCGCAGAACCCGTGGTTGATCAAGGGGGTTCTGGGTGCTGCGGCTGGGTTCTTGGCGTTGCGTCTTGCTGTGGTGGGTGTGTCGACCGCGATCAAGGTGATGACTACTGTTGCGAGCATGTCCCCGGTGGGGATGATCGTGCGGGGCATTGCGCTGGCCGCTGGCTTCGTGATTGCCAACTGGTCGGCAGTGGCGCCGTACTTCTCGGCCCTATGGGAGCGCATACGCGGTCCTGTGCTGGCGATCTGGGATGTGCTGCGTACGGTTTTCTCGTGGTCTCCGCTGGGGATGCTGATCAGCAATTGGGGGGCGATATCGTCGTGGCTCTCCGGGCTGTGGGAATTGATCAAAGGGGACACCCTGGCGTTGTGGGGCTGGCTGAAGGATGTGTTTTTCAGCTGGTCGCCGTTGGGCCTGGTGGCGGCGCAATGGGAGCCGATTGTTGCGTGGTTCAAGGATATGTGGGCGCGTGTGCAGAGGTTTATCGAGCCGATCCTGAACGGAGTTGACGCGGTCAGGTCTGTGACCTCGGGTATCTCGGATGCCGCGTCCAGCGTGGCCGGAACGGTGGCGGATGGCGCGGCCAGTGCGTGGGGCTGGGTTAAAGGCTCCCTTGGGTTTGATGAAGGGACGGCCAGGGCAGCGCCTGCGGCTATTCCTGCCTCGGCGCCTATGCCTGCCCCTGCGTCGGCGTTGCCGGGTCGGGAGGCGCGGCTTGATGGTGAGCTGCGTGTGCGGTTTGACAATGCGCCGCCGGGAATGCGGGTGGAGCCGGCGGAGGTTGATCAGCCAGGCCTGTCCGTGCCGACGAAGGTAGGGTACCGAAGTCTTGGGAGAGAGTGATGTCGTCATGGCGTGATCGAGTTCAACCAGCGTCGTTTCGCGGGGTTGAGTTCTTCGCGGAAACGGGCCGCGAGCCTGTGGGGCGTCAGACGCAGGTGCATGAGTACCCGCAACGTGATGAGCCGATGGTAGAGGATCTGGGGCGCAGGACGCGCCCGATCCGGCTGACGGCATGGATCGCTGGTGATGATGCCTACGCTCGGCGTGATGATCTGCTCAAGGTGCTGGATGAACCGGGGCCTGGGGAGTTGGTGCATCCGTGGCTGGGGAGGATGACCGTTACGGCGACCGACTGCGAAATGATGCACGACCGCCGTGAGGGTGGTGTGGTGCGATTCGACCTGGTGTTTGTCGCTGGTGGAGAACTGGTTTTCCCGGCAGCGCAAACGAATACGTCGGCGCAGACGCTCCTGGCTGCGGGCGGGGTAGGTGATACGGCATTGTCTCGCTTTGAGCGAGCGATGGCCGGCGTGAGTCTGGCGAGGCTGCAGCTGCGCAATGTGCGTTCGATGCTGCAGGGAGTTGCCGGCGAGCTGAGCCGCGTGCCGGTGCTGCGTGATGTATTTGCGCTGGTGCAGGACGCGCAGGCCGTCTTTGTGATGCTGCGCAATGCGCCCGACACTTTCGCGCGTGCGTTGCTCAATGCTGCGGGTGGTGCTGAGCGGTTGTTTACGGGGTTCGGCTCGGTGGCTTCTGGCGAAGCCGTGTCCCTGTCCGGAATTGAAAGTCAGGCCCGGGCGATCCTCGGTGTCGGGCGGGTGGTGCTGCCCGCAGATAGTAATTCTGCGGCGATGGGCTCGGCGTATAGGGGGCTGGTGCAGGACGCGGTGTTGTTGTCGATGCTGTCCGATGTTGCTCAGGTGCCTGTGGGGCGACCGGCGTCGAAGTCTGGCGTGCCTGAGGTTGGTGTGCTGGCGGATGTTGTGCAGACGTCTGCAACGGATGCCTGGGCGTTGGCGGATGCGCTGCTGGCGGGGCCGGAGCGCAAGATTCCTGTAGCGGATGATGTACGGGAGGCTGGTGCGGCTCTGTCGGATGCGGTTTGGAGTATGTCCGCTGGGGTCGATGTGGAGCATTTTGAGGCGCTGGCGCAGGCGCGTATCCGGGCTGGCCAGCATCTTGCGGCGGTGGCGAGATCGGGGACGCGCCTGGTGCGCATCGAGCCGACAGAAGTGATGCCTGCCCTGGTCCTGGCGTATCAGCAGCATGAGGATGCGGGGCGAGCGGGTGAACTGCTGGCGCGTAACCGAATTGAGCATCCGGGTTTTGTGCCAGTTCGTAGCCTGGAGGTGGCGCAATCATGACGGATGAGCAGGATCGCGTAACGCTCACGGTTGATGGCATGGACTATGCCGGCTGGAAGGGTGTTGAGATCAGCGCCGGCATCGAGCGCCAGGCGCGCGATTTCACGCTGGGTGTGACGTGGCGGTGGCCGGGTAGCGAGTCCAGGCCGCTTCGCATCCGGCATGGCGCACGCTGTCAGGTGCGTATTGGTGCTGATTTGGTGTTGACCGGCTATGTGGATGCCACGCCCATCGAATACGGCAAAACGAGCATTACGACATCGATCACGGGACGTTCTCTGACTGAGGATCTGATCGACTGTTCGGTGTCGCAAACGCCGGGGCAGTGGCGAGGGCAGACGGTGCTGCAGATTGTTCGCGGCCTGGCGCAGCCGTATGGGATCTCTGTCATCGATGAGGGTGGCGATGGGGCGACGGTGGCTGATCACACTGTGGAGCCTGGGGAAACGGTTTTCGAGAGCATCGACCGATTGCTCAGCTTGTCTGAGCTGCTGTCGACTGATGATGAGCATGGCCGTCTGGTGCTTGTGCAGCCTGGCAGCAAGGGGCGGGCAAGTGATGCGCTGGAGCTCGGGAAAAACATTCTGACGGGTCGTGCACCGCTGGATTTCTCGGAGGTATTTTCTGACTACCAGTGCGTGGGGCAGCGAGCAGGTACGGACAATGAGTTTGGTGAGGCGGCGTCTGAGGTGACGGCGTCTGTTGCAGACGATCGGGCGACCCGCTACAGGTTGAAAGTGGTTCAGCCGAGCGGCCAGCTGAGCGCCTTGCTGGCGCAGCGCCGTGCGCAGTGGGAACGTGATAGCAGCCTTGGCCGCGCGCTCGCCGTCGAGTATGAGGTCCAGGGCTGGCGTCAGTCGAGTGGAGAGCTCTGGCGGCCTAACTTGATTGTCAGGGTCCGTGATGAGCTGATGGGGTTCGACCGGGACATGCTGATCTCCGAAGTCACGTACAGGTTGGATGATCAAGGCACGGTTGCGCGTCTGGGATTGGCGCCGCCAGAAGCATTCCTGCCTGAGCCAGGCAAGGGCAGGAAAAAGGCGAAGAAGGGCAAGGGTGGGGATGCATTCGAGTACCTGCTGCCCGAGGACTGGGAGAGCCAATGATTGCACGACTGAAAAATATGCTGGTTCGGGGTGTGGTGTCGCTGGTGGACCCGGCTCGCTTGATGCAGGTCCTGCAGCTGCGAATGACTGCCGGTGAAACAAAGGATGGCGTAGAGCATTTCGAGCCCTATGGCTATACCGCCCATCCTCTTCGTGGGGCTGAGCATCTGACGGCCTTCATGAATGGGGATCGATCTCATGCGGTAGTGCTGTGTGTGGCTGATCGTCGTCATCGTGTCCGGGGGCTGAAGCCTGGGGAGGTTTGCCTATACACGGATGAGGGCGACGAAATCCGATTTCAGCGTGGGCGTGTCATTGGCGTGACGGCGGGCTCTCGCCTGGATGTGACTGCGCCTGAGGTCGTTGTCCGGGCGAGCGTCAAGGTCACGCTGGACACTCCGCTGGTACATGCCACGAAAGACATCAAGGCGGACGGGCATATCAGCGATGCGCTCGGATCGATGCAGGGTATGCGGGACCGGTTCAATGGCCACGATCATCCCGGCGATTCGGGTGGGACGACAGGAAAAACCAATCAACGCATGGAGTGATCATGCAGCTGGAAAATTTTGGTGGGGATGATCCGCTGCAGCGCGCAGTGGTGATCAGCCTTTTCACCTGGCGCCGGGCGCTGCCGTCGGATCCTGTGGATGATGATCGTTGCGGCTGGTGGGGGGATAGCTACCCGTCGGTCGCAAATGACCGCATTGGATCTCGGCTATGGCTGTTGCGTCGTCGGTCGCTGACTGCTGAGACGGTGCGGGATGCCCAGGCATACGCCGAAGAGGCGTTGCGCTGGATGGTCGACGATGGGGTGTTGCTGTCTGTCGTGGTGACGGCGCAGCGTCAAGGTGTGGAGCGGCTGGTGTTGTTTGTGCGCGGCGTAAGTGCGGATGGCCAGGCGGATCTCGATCTGCGTTTTAACGATGTGTGGAGGATCATTCAAGATGCCGTTTGATATTCCGAATTTGCCAACGCTGCTGGGCCGTGCTGAGGCTGACTTTGAGGCGCTGGCGGCTGACTCTCTGCGCCGCTCTGACGCCAAGGTGATTGCGCGAGTACATGGTGGTGCCGCCTATGGGCTGTATGGGTTCCTGGGGCATATCGCGCGGCAGATACTGCCCGACTCTTGTGATGAGGATGTGCTGCGCCGTTGGGCGGCCATGCGTGATGTCGACCGCTGGGCGGCAGTGGCGGCGTCCGGGAGCATCTTGGTCAGTGGCGTGCCTGGGGCAATTGTTGGTAAGGACAGGTTGTGGCAGCGGTTCGATGGCCAGCAGTACGCCGTAGTTGCAGATACCATGATTGCGGACGGACCGACGCTGGTGCCGGTGCGAGCCATGATGCCAGGGGCTGCTGGGAATACTGATCCGGGGGTGCGTCTCAGCCTGGTGTCTCCGGTGGCTGGGGTGTTGGAGCAGGCCGAGGTGGATCCGGATGGTCTGGTGTCTGGTCTGGATCTGGAGCCGCTGAATGAATGGCGGACGCGCGTTATCGAGAGTTTCCGGGTCGTGCCTCATGGTGGGAGCGATGAGGATTATGTGATGTGGGCGCGGCAGGTGCCTGGGGTGACGCGCGCGTGGACGAAGCCAAACTATATGGGGCCTGGCACGGTTGGGGTGTTCTTCGTCCGGGACTATGACGCAAATATCCTGCCTGGCCCGGCTCAAATTGCTGAGGTGTATGCGCACATTGAATCTGTGCGTCCGGTCACGGGTGAGCTGTATGTATTGTCGCCAACGCTGTTGCAGGTGCATCACCGGATAGAGCTGAGACCGGATACGGAGCAATTGCGCTTACGTGTGGAAGGGTCGTTGCGGAATATGTATGCGCGGGATGCGGACCTGGGTGAGCGGATCTATTGGTCGCATTTTGGCGAGGCGGTCAGCGGCACGGTCGGCGAGGTGGATCACCGGATACTGGAACCGCTGGATGACGTTGTTCCAGGGCCGCATGAGCTGCCTGTGTTTGGGGGCATTGAATGGGCGTGAAGACCGAGGGCGATTATTACCGTCAATTGCTGCAGCTGCTGCCCCTGGGGCCGGCCTGGGATTCGGATCTGAATCCCGGTGTTCATGGTGTGCTTCGTGCGGCTGCCAGGGAGTTTGCCCGTATTGATGCTCGTGCTGATGACCTGTTGGGTGAGATGGTGCCGACGGGTGTGCGCGAGCTGCTGCCGGACTGGGAGCGGGTTATGGGGCTGCCGGATCGTTGTACGGCAGTGCAGCCGCAGTTCTGGCAGCGTCGCGCTGAGGTGGTGCGTCGGTTTGGTGCTGTTGGCGAGCAGCGGCCAGCCTATTTCATCCAGATCGCGGCATTGATGGGGTACCCAGGGGCGCGGGTCATCGAGCACCGGGCGCCGCGCTTTGGGCGCTCCAGGTTCGGCGCTGCTCGCTGGGGGACTTGGGGGCAGCAATTCATCTGGACATTGCAGCTTGGCATGCGGCAGGCAAGGGGTCTGCGCTGGGGGGCTGCGATGTGGGGTAATCGCTTTGGGGTGATCCCGGGCGATGAGATCGAGTGCGTGATTCGGCGCTACGCGCCTTCGCACACGGTTGTCTTTTTCGAATACGAGACGTGAGGGTTACATGGATTTTCCGAAGAGTGTTCCAGGCGTTGGCCTTGTGGGTGGCCGGTTTGTTAATGAGGACGCGGCTACCGGCCAGCTGGGCTCGCTGATCCCCGCCGAGTGGGGAAACTCGCTGATGGACGAGCTCTTTGCCGTCTTCGTAGCGGCAGGCATTGAGCCGGAAGAGTCGGATACGACACAGCTTCTGCAGGCGATTCGCGGGGTGTCTCTGCCTATTTATCCGTCTGCGCCAGCGATGAACGTGGGGCCTATTGTCTATGCGTTGGATCGGCAGCAGATTTTGCACTGGCAGACGATCGGTTCTTTCACTGGTTATGCCAGCCCCGAGGTCGGGAAGTTCACCTGGGGAACGTCGATTGCTGCCCGCCCGTATGAAGAGAACGCCATAGGGCAGACGATCGACCGCACTTTGCCCAAATATGCAGCGCTGGTGGCATGGGCGGAGGTCAACGGTCATATGCAGACCTCCGGGGCGTGGGTGAAGGGGGCCTTTCATTTCGCGAGCCTTGGGGGAAACAGTGTCCGGATGCCGGATTTGCGAGATCAGTTCATCCGCGCGACCGGGACTGACGTTGACACTGCAAATGCAAGACAGCTCGGATCAGCCCAGAAAGATGCCATGGAGAGAATCTATGGCCAGGTCGGCGGCGTACTGAGATCAAATGCGGCA